TCATTTTTTATTTTACCAAGCGCAGGCCGTCACAGATTCGAGAAATGTCAGATATGGCGCACACTACCACAAGAATTAGAGATACCAATGAATTCATGACAGCGGTATCTGTAAAAGAAAGAATCCTTTCTTGTCTGGCTGTTTTTATCAAGAAGGTTACACCGGCTGTATCACAGAATGGACGGGAAGCAATACGGGGAGAGGATGCAAAGAAAAAGAGCTACGAGGGAAAAATGATTACCCCTGGAATGATTCGGGAACTGAATGCAGGTGACGAGATACAGGTGGTCAATCCTTCAGGGCAGGCCACGGATGCGGAACGGTACACAAAAACACAGGAGCGACTTATCGGAGCCGGTAATGGAATCAGCTACGAAGCGGCAAGCCGTGATATGAGTCAGTCAACGTATAGCAGCGCCAGACAAGGAATGATAGAGGACGAAATGACTTACTACGAAGAAGTTGAGTGGATAATGGACATCATGTCTGAGGTTTACGAAACTTTTTTTATTTCTGCCGTATTAAAAGGGCTCATAAACATAAAAGATTTCTGGGAGAGCAAAGAACAATACCTGGAACATGAATGGATACGCCCTACGAAACAGTGGATTGACCCATTGAAGGAAGCGAATGCCACAAAAATTGCGCTTATGTCAGGGCAAAAGACATTCCCACAGGTGGCTGCTGAAAATGGAAATGACTGGAGAAAACAACTGGATGAAACAGCAGAGGCATTGAAATACGCCGAGGAAAAAGGAATTGATTTAGGGGGGATGATTTATGGAATTAAGACAAGCCAGAAATCCAACGGAAAAGTCGGGTAATGTTTTCCACAGGGAATTTATGGCAGCGGATTTTCGCGAAATGGAAGGGGAGGAAAGAAAGTTTAAACTCAGTTTCTCTTCGGAAGAGCCATACGATAGGTATTGGGGGAAAGAAATCTTAGACCATTCAGAGGGAGCAATTAAGTTAGACAGGATTTTAGCCGCTGGATGTGTGTTATTTAATCACAAGCGGGACTATGTGGCCGGAAAGATATTAACAGCATGGATCGAGGAGTCGAGAGGTTGCGCAGAAATTGAATTTGATAAAGATGATCCATCGGAACTGATATACCAAAAAGTTAAAAACAAGACGTTACGTGGAGTATCAGTCGGATACATAGTGGGAAGCTGGGAGGAGGTAATGCCGGGAAAGACGTCTGGCGACGGGCGTTTTGTTGGCCCGTGTGATATTGCCCGGAGCTGGGAACCGTTTGAGATATCCATAGTATCATGCCCGGCTGACTATACAGTAGGTGTGGGGCGGGAGCTCACGGAAAACGCGCCGCCATACAAAGCCATGACGGGGCAGGATAGAAGAAGCCTGGAATGGTTTGAGCGGCAAATGAAACTTAACAAATATTATTTTTAGGAGGACACAGATGGGAGACAAGGAAAAATTAAAGGAATTGCGGGAAAAGGCTCAGAGACTTCTGGACACAGCAAAAGGCGAGAAAAGAGATATGAACGACACGGAGAAAACGGAGTTTGATGACCTTCAGAGGCAGATTAACGAGCTTGTGCGCAGGCTGGAAGAAGGGCATGGAAATCCAGGGGGAGAAGGAGAAAGCGGAGCGCCTGAGAGAGCGATAGAGAACGAGCGTAAGCGGGCAGTTGCTATCACGGAATTGTGTAAACAGCACGGTGTTGACCCAACAACATACATAAGGGAAAACAAAACCATGGAAGAGGTGCAGAGGGACATCTTGGACAAACTGACGAGAGAAAACCGTCCAATTAATACAGGCGTTAAAGTTGGGGCGGACGAGGAGGACAAATTCAGACGTGCCGCAGCAGACGGGATGGTTATACGTGGAGGTGTCCAGATTGATAAGCCGGCAGACGGGGCCAGAGATTTCAGAGGAACGTCATTGAAAGATTTAGCAATTCGATGCATGGAGCGAGATGGGGAAGATGTAAAAGACCTCATTTTAAGAAGCCCGGATGAGATATATGGCATGTTGTGCAGGCAGTTTTACAATCCAAGTGCATCCTTCCCTGCAATCATGGACGAAGCCATTAACAAAGCGTATGTAGAGGGCCACAACAAAGCACAGGCGACATTTGACAGATGGGTTAAAAAGGGTACGCTGAAAGATTTTAAATCTACCAAGCATGAGTATATTGCTGGACCGGCTGGAGATTTTTATGAGGTGCCAGAAAATGGAGAAATCAAGCATGATACTCCGAAAGATATCAAAAGG